GCTTCTTCGCAAAACACTGTCGCTCAGTGATGTTGCTCTGAAAATGACAGGCGATGCGGGCACCTTCGAGGGCTATGCATCGGTTTTCGGTGGCGTTGACTCCTATGGGGACACCATCGTCAAGGGGGCCTTTTCCTACACCCTGACCAAGAACGGCCTGCCCAAGATGTTCTACGGGCACGATTGGTCGATGCCGGTTGGCAAGTGGACCAGCGCCAAAGAGGACGACCACGGACTGTTCGTCAAAGGCGAATTGACACCTGGGCATTCCAAGGCCAACGACGTGCACGCAGCACTGAAGCACGGCACGCTGGACGGCTTGTCGATTGGCGGGTTCGTCAAGTTGGGCGACTACGACACCACCGAAACTGGCCGCGTGATCCGCAAGTGGTCCAACCTGGTTGAGGCGTCGCCCGTGGTCTTCCCCGCTGATGGGGCAGCCCGCATCGACACCACCAGCGTCAAGGGCGCTGACTTCATCGAAGCCATCGAGGGCTGTCAATCCGTTCGAGATCTTGAGTGCCTGTTGCGGGATGCAGCCGGTCTCAGCAAAGGGGCCGCGCAAGCGTTCACGGCCCGCGCCAAGTTGTTGCCGGGTGTGCGGGATGCACATGACGCAGACGAGGCGACCAAAGCCATCCTTGATCGCATCCAGCGAATCTCGGGCTAAGCGCTCATTCCGCAAACAAGCAGCCACCTTCGGGTGGCTTTTTCATTTCTGAAAGGCAATCATGAGCCAAGACATCATTTTGAAGGCCCTGGAGGGCATCGAGTCCAAGCTGAAGAGCATGGACGAAAAGGCCGCTGGCGAAATCTCCACACTGGGCAAAGTGTCAGCAGACACCAAGTCGGCCCTGGAAACCCTGGGCAACCAGCAACGTGAATTTGCTGACCGCCTGTTGGGCCTGGAGCAAAAAGGCGCCCTGCGTGGCCAAGAAGGCAACGAAGGCGCCAAGGGTGAAGACTCCATTGGCGCCCAGTTCGTCAAGACCGCCCAGTTTGAAGCCTTCAAGGCTGGTGGCGCCCAAAAGGCCCGCGCTGAACTGAAGAACACTGTCACCAACACAGTGGGCAACACCTTCAGCAATCGCCGCCCCGATGTGGTTGGCGGCGCCTTCCGCAACCTGACGCTGGAATCGTTGTTGGCCTCGCTGCCCACCGCGTCCAATGCAGTGGACTACGTGCGTGAAGCCACCTTCACCAACTCAGCCGCTGAAACTGCTGAAGGCAGCGCAATGGGCGAATCGGCAGTGACCACTCAGTTGGTGACCGAGCCAGTCGCAACCGTTGGCCATTGGATCAAGATCTCGCGCCAGCTGGCACAAGACAACGCAGCTTTGACCGCGTACATCAATGCCCGCATGGTCTACGGCGTCAACCTGCGTGTTGAAAACCAGATCATTGCCGGTAACGGTACAGCGCCGAACATGTCCGGCTTCATCAAGTCTGGCAACTTCACCGCCCACGGCTATACCAATGCGAGCTTGACCAGTCGCTTCGGTGCTGGCTACACCCGTATCGACCTGATCCGCGCGATCTTGGGCGATGCGGCAGCCAACGAGTATCCAGCCAACGCGATCTTGCTGAACCCAGCCGATTGGGCAACCATCGAAACGCTGAAAGACAGCCAAGGCCGTTACCTGGTTGGCAACCCCAACGATGGCTCCGCCCCACGCCTGTGGCGCACCGCTGTGGTCGAGTCCAACGCGATCACCGCAGACAACGTCCTGGTGCTCAACCTGGATCAGGCTGCCACCTTCTACAACCGCGACGGCATCGTGGTCGAAATGTCCGAATCCGACTCGGACAACTTCACCAAGAACTTGGTGACCATCCGCGCCGAACGTCGCTGCATGTTGGCTGTTGAAAAGCCAGCTGCAGTCCGCTACGGCGACCTGACACCGGCTTAACCGGTTTGAAGCAAGGCCCTTCGCGGGGCCTTGTCAGAGGCTCACTGGATGAGCCTGTGACGAGGTAATCAATGCGACAAATCATCTTCACCCACACAGGCCACAACGTGATTGTTGGCAACTTCGCCGCTGGCGACACCGCACGCTTGTCAGACGACCTGGCCAAGCACTTTGTCGAAGATGCGCGCTGTGCCCAGTACGACGAAGGCCAAGCAGCCGCGCCAGCGCAGCAACCACCTAAGGCCGAGCAGAAACCTGCAGCCCCAGCCAAGAAAGGCGGAAAGAAATGACCATCCAGTTTTTGGCTCAGTGGAATGGCAATGAGGCCATGTCGATCAAGAACTTGGCAGCCGCCGAGGAATCTCGTTTGGTCTCTGCCGGGATTGCGCGGGTCTACACAGATTCGACAGATGGTGGATCTGGTGGGGCGGCGATCGTAGCAAAGAAACTTCAATCCACCGGCCAAACGGTGCTGGACGATGCGAGCCTGGCGGCGTTATCAAATAGCCTAGGCGCCGCGATAAACTGGAAGAGGTCCAACACAAAAAAGATACGCGCATCATTGGCTGGCGCGTACTCTCGGGATTTTCGTAGTCGCTGGATTTTTACGGGCGACTCGTCTTTTGCCGGGACAGGAGCGGACAACAACGGGTTGGTAAATGCGCGCCATCGTGCTTGGATAAAGTATCTGGGGGACATGCTCACCGCATCCGGTTATCAGGCCGCTGAGAATTGGGTCATGTCTGGCGGTGGAACAACGACGCTGCCCACGCTCAAAACATACGACACGCGATTCGACTATGGATCAACACCCACGTACAACGCAACGTATCCGGGGCTGGGTGGGCAAGGCGGATTATCTACGGGCACAGATACGGCAAACGGATGGTTCAAGAATACCGCCCGCGCATCTTTCGATACCTCTGATCTGTTGTACATGCGAGCGGCGGGGACGGGTTCGCTGAAGGTAGAAGATCAAGCGGCAGCGGTTGTGAACGCAGCGTTTTCAACTACAGGCTCCAACAGCCCGCAGGAAGCCACGTTTACTTTTGCGGCTCACTCCACCGCAGTAAAGCTCACAACAACGGGGACGAACTGCGTTCTGTACGGGATTGGCACACGCAACGCGGCAACCCCCGGCATCGAGATGATCAACGCTGGAATCAGTGGGATCGACTTGGCGTATTTCAACGTCAATCCCGCAACCGGCAACAACTGGTGCGGCCCTAGGGTCGCAATGCCTGTCTTATTCCGGTCTGACACTAAGAACGTGCTTTTTGTTGGTGCGGGTTACAACGACATAAACAGCTTTGGTAAGACGTTGGCACAGACGCAGCAGATGTTGAGAGATTACATAACCAACGTGCAGGCGTTTGCAAATCCACCAGACATTGTCCTTGTGCTGTACACGAACCTTAGCGCTGGCCCTGGGTCTGTTGGGTTTGATGCGTTCTATGACGGGATGATTTCTGTTGCAACTACCGAATTCGATTTGCCAGTCATCGACCAGCGAGCGTTCATGTACTCGTCAGCGGACGCAATCTCCTACGGGGTTATGGCCGCTGATGGCCTTCACAACCGTGCAGGCGGGCAAGCCATGACCGCCAAACTTGTCAACGATGCTTTGATGTACGCCAGATCGTTGTGACAACGCGCCGATCTAACCCATGCCAACCAAAACCCAAGAGCAGCAGGATCGGTTTGTGGATCACATCCAGCCGATGCCGGTTCCTGCTGCTTGAAAGTATTCAATGACCTACATCATCGCTACACCGCCTGTGGCGGAGCCGGTCACGTTGGCTGAGGTCAAGGCAGGCCTTCGGATCGACACAGACATCACAGCCTTTGACTCAGACCTGAACCTGCTGATCCAGTCGGCTCGCGAGCTGGCTGAGCATGAGACGGGCCGAAGCTTGATGATCCAGACGGTTCGCCTGGAGCTGGAGGACTGGTCTGACGTCATCGAAATCCGTTGCGCACCGGTTCAGTCGATCACTTCGATTCAGTTCTGGGATGGCGCGGCCTGGCAGACGTTCTCCAACACTGGCTATTCGCTGTACCAAGACGGGTTGCTGTGGAAGGTTGAGCCGACCGCCTACTGGCCTGTCCTTGGTGATGGTGCAGGCCCACGGGTCAAGGTGACGTTTCAGGCTGGGTATCAGACGGCCGAGCTGGTGCCGGCCTGCGTCAAGCGCTGGATCATCGCCCAGGTGGGTGCGTGGTTCCGGTCGCCTGAGGCATCCGGTGCCAAGCAAGAGATCTCCCCAATGCTGGCCGGCTTGCTCGATCCTGTGAGGCTGTACCTATGACCCCGGCAGGCAAGCGCGACACGCCCGTGCGCATCGAGCAAAAGTCAGTCACGCGAAACGGCATTGGCGAAGAGGTTGTGTCCTGGGTGGAGTTCAAAACTCGCTTGGGGTCTGTCCAGCCTATTCGTGGCCGCGAGTTCTTCGCTGCCGCGCAAAGCCAGTCCAGCGTCGATTACCGGGTCAGGTTGCTCAAGCCTTTGGCGTTGACCCGTGACATGCGGATCGTCTCCAAGGGCAAGACCATGGACATCATCGAGTGCATCGAGCACAACGATGAGTTTGAGTTGATGTGTTCAACCGGGGTGCGCAATGCCATCTGACTTTGTCGTCAAGCTGGAAGGGATCGATGATCTCAAGCGTGCGCTGGCCAATGCGACCAAGTCCATCCGGACCAAGGCGGTGCGCAGTGCGCTGAGGGCTGCGGGTAAGGTCATCCAACAGGCGGCGCGCGCCAATGCGCCGGTGTTGCGGTCAGCAAAGCCGGGGCGAAATCCTGGGACCATCAAAAAAGCCATTACTGTGCGCGCCTCAAAATATGCAAAGCGTAATGGTGATGAGGGTGTCTACATTGGTGTCAAGCCCCTTACTGCAGCGAAAAAGAGGGCATTCAAGCAAAGCAGTTCGCGTCTTGGCGTTGCCTCGTCAGGCAAGGACAACCCGAATGACCCCTATTACTGGAGATGGGTTGAACTTGGGCACAAGATTGTCCCAAGGGGCGGCCAGACAGGCGTTGGTGTGACGGCGTATCAAACGCGGCTAAGGAACGGGCAAATACGAATGCGAAAACGCAAGTACACGTTGGACTCTGTAACCGGTAGGCGCCGCCATGCAGCTGGGTTTGTAAAGCCAATCCCATTCATGAGATCGGCGGCGGAGTCAAAGGGCAATGAGGCCATCAACGCATTCATGAAGACGGTCATCCCTCAAATTGAAAGGCTGAACAACCGTGTCCGCTGAAACCGAACTCTATTCGGCCCTGAATGTGGTCGGCGTGACGTCGCTCGTCTCTGATCGCATCTATCCGGATGCATTGCCGGAAGACTGCGCCTATCCCGCCATCGTGTTCGCCAGGACGAACACCACGCCGGTCGTGTCGATCGGCTCGCAGCACTTTGCGGACTTTGTCGATTTCGGCGTGTCCGTCTGGGGCAAGACCCGATCCCAAGTCGACACCGTGGCCTCGGCCATGGAAGTGGCGTTGCGAGTGGCGGGCCACGACATCACCAACCGAGAAGCGGGGTTTGACCCCGACACTGGTCTGGTTGCAACAACCATCACCGTCACGGTGGCAGTGCTGACAGCCTGACCGCCAAAGATTCAAAGCAAGCCCGCCAAGTGCGGGCTTTTTCATTTGTGGGCCCTACGGGGCCTTTTTCGCTGAAAGGGCCAACATGGCAAACGCAACCCTTTGGAAGAACGTGGCAATTGCCATGCAGTCGGCCATCGCCGCTACCAAGACGATCACAGCCATCACCAAGGCAAACCCTGGTGTTGTCTCGTCCACCGCTCACGGCTATGCCAACGGCGACGTCATCTACCTGGATGTGCAGGGCATGCACCAGGTCAATGGTCGTGCTGTGCGTGTTGCAGGCGTCACAACTGACTCATACCAACTGGAAGGCGTCGACACCACGCTGTTTGACACCTTCTCGTCTGGCACATCGGCCAAGGTCACGATGGGCACATCCATCACCACGGCAACCAGCATCAATGGCTCCGGTGGCGACTTCGACTTTGAGGACACCACCACCATCCACGCGAACCAGCGAACCCAGGTCCCCAAGTTGCCCAACCCGGCAACCTACACGATGGACAACATCTGGGACATCACGGACGCTGGTCAAGCTGCCTGCAAGGCCGCATCCGACGCTCAAGCCCTGCGCGTGTTCTCCTTCACCTTCGGCACTGGCGGCAAAAAGATGTACTTCGCTGGCTACGTGGGTGCATCGCTGATGCCTGGCGGCCAAGCCCAAGGCTTGGTTACCACGTCCATCGTGATCACGATGTTCGGCTCGCCAACCTACTACGCGTCCTGATCATGAGCCTGATTGAAAAAA